CGGAGACAACTCCACCAAACTTGCCACGACAGCCTACGTCGATCAGAACCAAAACGCTCCGGCATGGGCTAGATGGCTAGGAGATGGCTCGGAGGGAGCGGGAAATTGCTCGACCACGCTCAGCGGAGAGCATTGGTACTCGTCCTTCACTGTCAGCGGCGGGAATACTTGCTCAATCAACAATTCCGTTGGCGTAACCATTCGTTCAACTGGCGCTTGCACCATCAATGGGACGATTGATGGTCGCGGCATCACAGCCGGAGCAGGCGGCAGAGGTTACATAGGTTCTACAGGCGGCGGCTCTGGCGGTGGCGCGGCAACTGGAACGGCTGGCGGTGGCGATGGATGGTTGCCCAATTCTGGTGGGGTTCCCTCTAACAATGGTGGCGGTACGGCAGGCGGCAGCTCGGGCGGCAATGGGGGAAACGGGACGACCGTGCTCGTGAGCACTGGCTTTGTTAAGGGCGCTCTGGCTCTAGGGCCTGTTTCCGGTTATCCATTCGGTGGGGCGGATGGTGCGGCAGGCGGCAGCTCTGGCGGAGCAAAGGGCAATGCTGGTACTGGCATCACTCTCATTTGCAACTCTATCACCGGAAACGGAACGATTGACCTGAGCGGCGGCTACGGCACTCCTCCCGCAGCCAACTCCACCGGCGCAGGCTCCTCGGGCGGAGGTGGAGTTTACATCGCTTCATCACATACGAATACTTTTACCGGTAACATCTACACAAACGGCGGGCCAGTCGTGCCTGTCTCCGTCCCTGCCGCGATGATTACTTCCGGCGCGGGCTGCACCACTCTGCCGGTCCTCACTCTCACGGTCACGACCGGAGCGCTTACTGGCTGTACCGTATCGACAGCGGGTGCAGGTTGCGTCGGCACGCCTACATTTGTTCCCGTGGGCGGCGGCGACTCCGCTGGCACCATCACTCCAACCATGAGCGGTGGTGCAGTTCTGTCCTGTGTAGCCAGCGGCGGAACCACCTACACCCAGAGCACATTCACCACGGCAGGCACGGGCGGATCGGGCGGCAACGGCTGGACAAAGACGTTTACGTTCTAGGTTGGACGGCAGATGGCCAAGATCCTCATCTTCCCCGAGCATCCCACGCTGCGCCAGAAGATCGAAGGGCGCAAGCTGCGCCAGTTTTACCTGAAGAAACCGAAAGCCAATCCCAAGCAGGCGGTGAAGTAAATGCCCAACTATCCTGGCGCGGCGGCAGCAACGGCTCCCGCAGCCTCCAATCTTTCCCCCATCGCCTTGCATAAGGGCGAATCGGCTTACGTCTTTGGCGTGCTCAAAAGTGGGGCGACGCAGCTGCCGGTACAAGATGGCAACGTCACTGGCGAGCAGCCGGCGGCGCCGCAAGCTTCGATTGCGGTCAACCTGCAATCGTCAGAGACCAATTCTCCGCCAATGGTGTGCGTCGAGGGCCTCTTCTCTGGCGCCCCGGGCGCCTTCAGCGTGCAGATCCAGGAGGCCGACACCGACGCCGACGCCTTCTACACCACGCCGTCAGCCGCGGCTTACACGGTCACAGCAGTGGGCACCAATCAGCAGTTCCGCGTCGACCTCTCGCCCACGGGCGGCAAGTTTCTGCGCGTGCTGCTCTCTTCGCGCACTAATGCGGTGAATTTGACCTGCAAGATTTCGAGGCTGGCGTAAATGAGAACGCTTCTGCGCAAGTGGCTGGGCGTAACCGACCTTGACGCCAGGACGCTCGATGTCGAGCGCCACTTCATCACCCGCAGGAATCCCGAAACCGGGCAAGTGCTCGAAACTCTGGCAGACGTGCCGCTCGGGAAACGAGAAGAGCGCAAGGTGAAACTGGGCGGGATGACCTGGGAGCAGAGAAAAAGGTTCTACGAGGCGACCGACGGCGGCCGGCTGGTCAACCGTGGCTGAAGACAGAATTACGCAGGCCCTGCGCGGGCCTGTACAAGATGTACAACAGGCTCCCTCAGGGGCACCATCAGGCACCCAGCAATCCGGCTACGTTACGCCCGACCTTGGCCCCTTCGAGTGCGAGAACTGCGTCCACTTCGAGCCGCCGAGTGAGTGCAATCAGCCCGAAGTCGTGAGCGACCCAGAAGTAGGGGGCCAGGTTGATCCCCAAGGCTGCTGCAATTTCTTTGAGTCGGCGCACAACGAGACGCAAGAGCAGGAACACGGCGAGCAACCAATTCAGGAACAGGAGTAATCCACTATGCACTTCATGAACAAGCAGAGGGGCCGCCACATGGGCGCAAGCGAAACCCAGAGCCACGAGCCTAAGCCTTCAGGCGACGTCTCGCAGGAATCGGGCGCGCACCAGGCGCCTCACATTCACATTCATTCCCATTCCGAAGGGCACACCGTGCATGTTATGCACCACGACGGACGCCACGAGAAGCATGAGCACGCGCACGGCGACTCCGACGGCATCGCGGAGCACATCCACCGGCACCTTGGCGGAGGCGAAGGCCAGGACCACGGCTACTCCTCCGGCAGCGCGATGGAAGATGAGCACGGCTCGGGGCCGGGAGTCTAGGCGGAATGAAGACACTTGCGGTCATGCTGATTTTGGCCAGCGCGTTTTTACTCGGCGCGCTCGCGGCCATCGCCAAGGTCCGCAATTTTGAGATTTCCAAGCTATCCCCGGACCAGGTGGCAATCACCTGCGCTCCAGGCATGATGTTCAAAGCTCAAGCCATCTCACGGACAACCGTCAAGGTTAGCTGTGTGGCGGACAAGCAATAAAAATCCCACGCGGCACACCAACCCCGCGAAATTCCCCATGGAGAAAACTAAGTCAATGAAAAAAGCACTCAGCACATTTCTGGGCGCGCTCCTCGTAGCTATCAGTTTCGCGGCGGCGGGCTTCGCTCAACTCCCTGTTCCACAAAACGCTTCCACCATCTCCCACCAGGGCGGAACTTACTACGCCCCCGGCTATGCTACCTGGTCGGGGCGGGTCATCTCGGGCAACACGGGCACCGGCTCGCAGTCGATCATCATCGCGGGCTCGGCGGGCGGCGGCACTGGCGGGCTGCAGCTGGCGGATGGCACCACGCTTTCGCTCGGAACCGTGTTCTCGACTCTCACCCCGACAATTATTGACTTCGGCCAGGGCAACCAGGAGACGGTTACCCCTACCGCAGTCTCTATCGGCACTTGTCCCGCGGGGAACCTTGGGGTAGGCGGCTCGATGCAGTGCGTCACCTTCACCGGCTCGTTCTCGAACACGCATGGACAGTCGGCGGTAGTGATTGACGGCTCTTATGGTGCGCAGACTGCGGCCAACTACGCCTTCCAACTCGGAGGTGGTGTAGTGATAGTCGATGGGGTCTGGGCCACCATGGGTGGAACCAATGCCATGCTCAGCGCACTGGTTCCCTTCGCCAATGTGTCGGTTGAGGATTTTCGAGGGGGCACTCCCCGCTTTTGGAATGTCACTCCGACCGGGGCAGCCTTTGCGGCTCCGACCACGCTGACGGCGCAGGCGGCTTGCGATGCCACCCACCAGTTCTGCTCCGACGCTAACGTCGCCGGCTCGGCTAGCTGGGGTGGTACGGTTTTTGGTTGCGTCACCTACGTCGATATCGCGGGCAACGAAGGTCCCTGCTCGGCTACCGCCAGCTTCACCTCGGTGGCGTCAAAAGCGATCAACATCGCCTCGCCTGCGGCGGCGACTGGCGCGGTGGGGTGGATTCCTTATCTTTCACTCTCCGCTGGCACTTATGCTCAGGCGTATCAGATTCCGGTGACTTCCTCGGTGTGCACACTGACCACACTGGAAACTGTCATTCCGGCTTGCGCCATAGCCAACACCACCTATAACCAGGTGACATCAACCTTCGGGAAAAATACCTTGTTCAACGGCGGAGCCCAGATTGCCAGCTACCCGGTGAACACAGGAATGCACTTCCCGGCGCTGGGCTCGGTGGCGATGACGGCGGCTTCCTTGACGCCGATCAGCAACTCTTCCGTCTCCTATTCCTACGCTCCCTCGAATCGAGTGGGCGCTCCTGGAATCAGCTCGGCGAACGTGGTGAATTACGCCGCCTCCGGCTCTTCGGCAACCACCATCCCGAATGCGATTGCCTCGTGGTCGATTCCCGCCAACTACTTTAACTATGTGGGCGCGGAATTTAGAGTCTCGGGGAAATTCACCTACACCGATGGCGGCGACACGTCAACCAAGGTGCGGGTGATGTGGGATGCGGCTGGGACCAATAGTACGACGCTCCCCACGGTGGTATGTGACATGGTGGACACGGCCACCGGCACAGCGGCTGCCTACAACGGCAACTACACCTGCACGATTAAAGTTGCCACCACCGGCGCAACCGGCACGGCACTGGCCAACGGCTATTCCGCCCAGAGCCTAGCTGCCGGCGCCACGACGCTGGTGCGCAACACGATCGATATCGGCACGGCGGTCAGCAGCTCCATCAATTTAACCGCCCCAGCCCGCATCGTGGTGTACTTCGTGGGCACGGGCGCGACCAACAACCCAGGAGCCCAGGGACTCTCAGCCACGCTGGAAGTGCTGAACTAACCTCAGACTAAGACTACAAGACTAGTAAATGCCCTGGCGATCCAAAGCGCAGGCGCGCTGGGGGCATTCCCCCTCCGGCCTGCGCGCACTAGGCGGCAAAGACAAAGTCGGGGAGTGGGACTCGGCAACTCCTAAAGGCTCGCTCCCCGAACGCAAGAAATCGCACGTCATCCCACGCCGCAAAAAGAAATGAGTGGGCCGCCTAACCAAGCTGCGCCAACTGGGCAAGCAGATAGAAGACGTGTGCGCCGATGACGGACGACTCCAGTCCTACCTTGACGAGCGACTTCAGGACAGGGACCTCATGTTCTCTATCGTCTCTGGAATCATGCGGGCCGGAGACAGGAGCCAAGGGGGATGGCGAAGCTCGCTGCGCAAAAATCCTGCCAGAGATAAGGCTCCCGGCGACCGTCCAAGCCATCGCCCCGGTAAAGGTTCAGCTGTCGCGCCAGCAGCTTCGCCAGCTCGGCCGCAAGGAAGCGAAGCTCAGAGTGCGCGCAGCCTTATCGTGGAAAACCGCGCCTTCCCTCTCCCGGCGGCAAAAGCGGGAGCTGGCCCGCGAGATTCACAAGCAGAACTGGGAGAAGCGCGACCGGGAACTAGTCAAAAAGATTTACCAGGGCTTCACCCCGCCTAGCCCCATCACGCCATGAACGACAACGATTCCAATCTGCTTGATCAGCCGGAAGAGGTGTCCGCACTCGACACCGACGACGCTGAGCCGGACGCGGCAGCTTCCGACGATCCTTTGGCGGGCCGCGAAGACCTGCAAAAGGCGCTGCTCGATCTGTACCTGGAATGCTCCGCCGAAGACCGCTACCCGCGCCTGATCGAAGTCAAAGACGTCAAGCAGGCGGAATTTTACTGGGCGGGGCGGCAGTACATCTGGTGGTCGAATCAGGACAAGCAGTGGTCTTTGCCCACGCAAGCGCAGAACGTCAACTATGGCGACTTGTCGCTCGACGACATGCCGCGCTTTGAGTTTGTCACCAACATCTATCAGGCCACGGGACTAACCGTAATCGGTGCGGTAGCGGGAGCGCCCCCCCGGGTCAGATTCTTTCCCTCGGACGCTGACAACGAGAATGATTTAGGCACCGCCGAAGGCCGCACCAAGCTCGCCAAGCTTATCCAGCGATGGAATCCGCCGCAGAAACTTTTGCAGGAAGAGACTTACCACGCCTACACGGGCGGGTTTGTCTGCTGGTGGACCAAGTACGTTCCGGACGGGGAAAAGTTGGGCTTTGATTCCTTCCCCACGCTGGGCGAGCAGCAAGAGACGCCCGAGGCAACCATTACCTGCCCCGACTGCTCCTGGTCCGCTCCCGCGAATGAAGCCCAGCCGCCGGTGCCCTGCCCGCAATGCGGCAAGCCTTTGACGGATGAGAATATCTCGCAGGAAGAAGCTATCCCGGTTCCCCAAGACGGCGGGGAAGAGCAAGTTCCGCGGGGACGGCAGGTCATCAAGATTTATGGCGCCTTGAACTGCAAGCGCCCGCAGCACGCCAGCCATCAGTCCGGCTACCACTACTTCTCGATCGAAGAAGAGATTCACTACTCGACCTTGCGCGCGGCTTACCCCGACAAATCCGACCAGATCAAGCCGGGATTGACCTTCGGCGCCGACGACGTATTTGAGCGCAATGCCCGCTTGTCGGTCGCCGAGAACACGAAACTTTTAACCCAGACCGGAGCCAAGCAGGCCAACTTAGTTACTTGGGCCTCGGTGTGGTTCCGGCCATCGGCTTTCTGGATGGCGAAAGATGAAACCAACCGCAAAGAACTGTTGGAGATTTTCCCCCGCGGCTGCCGCGCCGAGTTTGGCGGCACAACTTACCTGATGTCAGAGGCGCAGTCGATGGATGACGCCATCGTCACCGCGCACGCCATGCCGGGACGCGGCCAGCACCGCCCCGCCATCGGCTCGGCCATGCTGTCGATTCAGGACCGCTTCAACACCCTGTGCAACATCTCGACTGAGACTTACGAATACGGCATTCCCATCACCTACCGCGATGCGGACACCTTTGCTTCGGAAGCCGACGAAGACCAGCGGGCGGCGCCGGGCCTTGAAGTAGAAGTGCTCTTGCAGCCAGGATCAGACATCCGGCAAAAGATCATGCAAGTGCGGGCCGACTCGGTTTCGCCCGACATGCAGAAGCACATGATGGATTTGATGGGGCCGATCACGCAGTACATCTCCGGAGCCTTCCCGGCATTGAGCGGCGCGGGCGGAGCGGAGCAGCCAGAAACGCTCGGCCAGCAGTCGATGCAGCGGGATCAGGCGATGGGGCGCATGGGCGTCTTCTACGTGAATTTGAAGCAGGCCCACGCCGACATACTTACTCTCGCATGTAGAGACTTTGAAGCCCACGCCGAAGGCGTGGTCAAGATTCCCATCTTCGGGCCTTCGGGAGACTTCGAGTCGGAATCAGTCGACGTATCGGCTCTCGAAGGCGATGCGGAAGCGTATCCGGAAGGTGATGAGAATTTCCCCGAACTCTGGAACCAGCAGCGCTCGACCATGATGCAGATCATGGAAACGCCTTACGGGCAGGCGCTGTCGCAAGACCCGGACAACTCGGAGCTGTTTGGCAAGCTGACCGGCATACCGGACTTGAAAATCCCCGGCATGGCTTCGCGCAGGAAGCAATTGAAAGAGATTGCCGAGCTTACCCAGATTCCCCAGGGCGACGAACTTTTGTCCGGCATTGCCCCCATGGTTGAAGTTGATCCCGAGTCGGACGACCACGCGATAGAAGCCCAGACCTGCAAGAACTGGCTGAACTCCGAGCCAGGGCAAAAGATGAAGCGGGAAAATCCTCCCGGCTGGATGGCGGTCAAGCAGCACATGATGAAACACCAGGCCGCCATGCCCGCGCCCAAGCCCATCGAGAAGCCGCCCGCCGAGTCGATCAACTATAAAGACCTGCCGCCCGAGGCGCAAGCGCAGTGGCTGGAGCAAAAGCTCGGCATCCAGGTTTCGCCGCAAGACTTCATCATGCAAGCCATGATGGAGCACATGAAGAAATCACCAACACATCCACAGCCCGCCCCCGGACACACTCCGCCGGCAGGCCCCGGAGGGAATCTAAATGCTTCACCTATTCAATAAGTTTTGGCTGTATCTCATCTCGGGCGGAATGCTGCTGTTTGCCGCCGGGTCAACCGTGGGCGATTTAGGAGGCACAAGTGAAGCAGGTGCTGACGTTGGGGCCGACAGTCTTTCGTCAGATGGAACAACTGATGCTGCGGGCGATGGGGGTCGAGATGTTTCCGACGGGCATGACGCCGACGCGGACGCAACTACTCGCAGCGAACAGCGCACCGAAACCACTCAGGACAGGGAAGAGCCGGAAGCCACCGAGTTTAAAGGCGCAGTCTCGGCCCGCCTCAAAGGCTTAGCCAAACAGGCTCCCGAGCTGGCCCAAGTCTTCCAGAAATATCCCAAGATTCAGGAGCAGTTTGAAGCTACGTTCCGCAGGGAAGCCGCATTCAAGGAAGTCTTTCCCACCATCGCCGAGGCCCGCCAGATGCGGGAGCATTTCCCCAACGGACTCTCCGACGTCTCGCAGCTGATCGAGGACAACAAAGAAGTAGAAGCCTTGGATAAAGACTTCTACTCGCGCGATCAGGAAGGCAATTACCCCGGCCACGCGACCATCTTGAACAATATGTTTCAGGACAACCGCGAGGCGGCGGTCGCCCTGTTCCGCACACTTCCGAAAGAATGGGCGCGGCTCGACCCGGACAGCTACCACGACGTCATGCGCTCGGTAGTCGGCGCGACATTAGCCAAGGGCGGCATCGCGGATTATTTGGGCGAGATGATCGAATCGGCCCGCGAAGCCAAGCAGGAGCAGCTGGCGGGAGCCTTGAAGAAACTCTCCGCCTGGGTCGAGGGCTTCCAGAAACAAAAGCCCCAACCTACGGAAGATGAGCAGCGCCTCTCGAAAGACCGGCAGAGGTTCGAGCGGGAAAAACAGGACCGGGCCAAGGAAGACGGCCAAAGGTTTCATAACACCTTTACCGCGCAGTCGCGCAAGCTGCAGCTCGACGTCATCCAGAACCACCCCGCCATGAAGAAGCTGGCGGAGGTGAAGTCTATCTCCCCGGAGAAGCGGCAGAAGATTGCCGACGAGATCCGTGGTCGCATGGAAAAGCTTTTGGCGAAGTCGCCTTCCTTCATGCGCAAACTGCGCCCAGCTTACGAAGGACGCAATTTACAAGAGACTATGACCTTGCAGAAAGCGGCCTGGGCGCAGCCCTGGCTGCTCAACAAGATGGTTAGAGAAGTACTGCGGGTGGAAACTCCCGCCATGGTAGAGAGCAACCGGGAAGCTGTCAGGCGCCGCGCCGGCGCGCCCGCGGCCAGAGTTCCCGCCAAAGCCGGCGATACGCGCGACACACGCCCTTCCAAGCCTTACCGGCAGGGCGGCCAGTGGTACAAGCCCGACGGGTCACGCTTTTCGACCGCGGAAATCATGCTGGGCAAGCACGAAGAGTAACTGTCAGTAGAACGAGCGAAGCGAATGCCGTTCCTCCGGGTCCATTCCCCCGAGTCCTCGTTGCGGTAGCAATTCTGAAAACCAAATTCTAAGACGAGGAGAGTGGCCTTATGGCCCCACCCACAAATCTGCAATCAGTTGCGCTGCAACTGGAAAAGGTCCGCAAGAACGTGCCGACTGCGTATGAGCAGGAACACGTTTTGCTGGACATGATCGACAAAAGGGGCGACGTGATCGACGCCTCCACCCGCAACATTCGCTTACCCCAGCTGATCCGGCCAGGGGGAAAGTTCTCGCAAGGCACGGCGGACTTCGATGACATGGGACGCGGCTCAGGCTCGACCTGGGACGTTGGGACTCTGTCTACCCTCCAGTTCCGCTTCGCCTTCGAAGTCTCAAAGCTCGCCGAGTACGCGACCAAAGGAAACGACAAGGCGGTAGAAGACGTGGCCGTGCGCGAAGTCGCCGAAGCCATGAAGATGTTCAAGCGGGCGCTCGATTGCGTCTACAACACCAACGGCACCGGGCAGCTGGATACCATTTCGGCAATTTCCGGCACCACGCTGACCGTCAGCAACCCGAATATCTTCTTCTTCAACCAGGATGTCCAGGTTTACCCCACCGGCCTCGCTTCGGCGGCAAGGGGACTGGCGACCGTCACCCAGGTCGATCCACTGCTCAAGACCATCACCCTGAACGCTCTGCCGGCAGGCACGGTTACGGGCGATGCGCTGGTAATCAACATCTCGCAAGGCGCGGGCGGAGCTAATCCGGTCTCGCTTGAAGGCTTGCTCTACAACCACGTCGATTCTTCCTCTGGCTCGTGGAACAACCTGGCGCGCTCAACTTATCCGGAAGCGCTGAAGACGCCGCACGTGGCGGCGGGCGGCGCGACCATCACCCCCGGCATGCGCCGGCTGATGGAAAACAAACTGCGCCGCGTTCTGGGCGTCGACTTCGATGAGCCCTTGGTGGCGTTCATGAACGTCGACCAGGAAGCGGCCTGGGAAAATGTGGGCATCACGGTGACCACCAACATCCAGGCGCAGGTTTCGGGGGAATCTTCCCAGGACATGCTCAAGCGCCGTCCGGCCAAGACTTTCGGCGGCCTGCCCATCAAAACCAGTATCCACGCGACGATTCAGAGAATCGACATCATCGCGCTCAAGCACTGGGGACGAGGCGTGACCAAGGAAGTCGACCTGTTCGAAGAGGGCGGACAGACCGTGTTCCAGCTCTACGGACAGTCGGGGGGCCTCTTGGCGGGGTACATCTCGTACTTCGACACGGTGTTCAACGTGTTCATGGATCAACCTAGGTACGGCGTGTTTGCAGACAATCTGGCGCTGCCTGTGGGCGGGTACTGAGTTTCAACCCGTTCATGGATTTTTTGTTTTTAGCTAGCTAGCGGCGGGGACGCTCTCGCAACCACGAGGCGTCTCCGCCCGATTTTTCAATTTTTCTTCAGGAGACAATCTCATGCACGTTACTACCAAAGACGTCGACAAGAACGGAGTTAACATTCTTACCTCGGTCATCGAAAACGATGGCCCCAACCCCATCTGCTCGGAGCAGGCGAAGCTTTCGGCGCGGGTCATTTCTGTACAGCGAACCGCATCGGGCGGAATCCAGGTGCAGACTGCGGTGGCAGTGTCTGAGCCCACTCCGGTAGTTGCAACCAAGCTCACCCCGAGCGAGGAAGCCATCGCATATCTGCAAGCCAAGCGCTTCAGCCGCGACGAAGCCAAGGCGGATGTCGAGAAGTTTGGCGTCGAGCGCGTGCTGGCTGCGAAAGCCAAGGAAGCGGCCGAGGAGCAAGCCAAACTCGACGAACAGCTGGCCAAAAAGCTGGATCGCTAAGGCTTAATCCATGCGCCAGAAATCGCAAGAGATCGTCGAGCACCACGCCTGCCCGAAAGCCATTGCCCGCCGGCTGCGCATCGCCGGCGGAGTGAATCGGTATGGCGAGGCAAACTTCCGGGTGGTCTGGGGCTACAACCGCATCGTGCCCATGACCGGGGAGTGGCAGGAGTTCGAGCACGGCGTCGCCACTCTGACCGACAAGGTTACTGGTTACGCCGAGTCGCGGCCCTACGTCAAGCTGGTGCGCTCGGTGGTCGAGACGCGCCTGGTGCCGAAATATTTGCCCGCGAACGCCTGGCATTTAGAGATGTGGCGGCCGCCGGAAGAGTATGGCCGACCCCAAGACTGGCGCAAGCGAGGCGAAGAAGTCATCCAAGGGCTCACCGTCGACACCGCCGGGGAATATCCCGAGCGGGGCGAGTGGGAACTCTGCTATCCCCTGACCGACGATGGGACCTCGCGGGGCAGACCATTGCCGCTGGTGGCCGACGTGGTCGAGGAAATTGTGCAGATGGTCCGGGTCAGCAAGGAACGCTTCTCCTTCCAGCAGAGGAAGGCGGCCATCGAGCAGCGCCTGGTGCGGGAGGAAGACGGCTTCACCCGCAAGAACGTCGACATGCTCAAGGACGGCCTGCGGCCGTTTGCGGGCGAGCAGTTCGTCACCGTGCCGAAGATGATTCAGTGAAGTTATTCCGTAACACACAAGCCCAAGGAGGGCTGGGAACTCTATGTCACAAGCCAAGATCATCATCAACGTCAGCGAGGAAACTCATTCACATTCCAACGGCCTCTCGGGAACGTTCGTCGTTTTGGGGAAAAAAGCGGGAGAAGATTGCGCCATGCTGGTAGTCATGCCCACGCCCGAGATTCAGGATATCGGCGACCAGAGAAAGACTGTCCATTGGCCGAAACCGTCTTTGATTGCCCGCGACGTGGTGGGCCTGACTTCCGACGCCGCCGCGCACACCGCAGGGTCGACGGGGTCTAAGGAAAAATGGGGGCTGCTACTGTGCGAATCCGAGCCCGACGTACCCAAAGAATTGCTCGCCGCTTACGAGGAAGAAATTGCGTTTTTGAACGACAATCCACCCGACCACAAAACCCGCCAGGACAAAGCTACCGGGGCGAGAGTGATGGTCAACGTCGAGCCGGTCGAAGTGACGGAGAAAAAGATTGCCCTCTCGGCTCGCGTGCAGGAGCTGAAGCAGAAATTCGAGAAAGAGTGCAGGAAGCTAGTCCAGAAGTCGGAAATCCAGAAGGCCAAGGAAAATCTGGCCAGGGAAGATGCGCGCCTGGTGGCGGAAGGCGACACCATCTGGGCGGGGCCGGAGGCGGGACGGGCGAACATCAACGAGATTCACAAGCGCGCCTGCAGAAGACTCGGCCAGGAGCGGCCATGGTGTTATGTTCCGCAATCTTTGTGGGCGTGTCCCGGCTGCGGCACGATGATTAAGGAGAACGTCATCACCTGCGGACACTGCGGAGCAATTTTTGACGAAGACCCAGCGCTTTACGCCAAGATGACTCCCAAGCAGAAGGCTATGAGTTTGTACCCGGAGCGGTACGCTGAGTCAGTGCCAGTCGGGGGGCAAGGGAAAGCCAAGCAGTCGTAACTCGGCACTTCGTTTTAACTCCCCTCCATGCCCATTCTTGCCTCAAGCGCCTACAACGTTGCCGAAGATGTGCTCGCACGGCTGCGGGTGATTTTGAATGACTCCGAGATTACGGGCGGCGACATCATCACCGACACCGCGCCTTTTTCCTTCGACCTTCTGAACGCGGCCTTTGAGCGGGTGCAGGTCGAGCTGGCAAAGGTTGGGGTCGAGACTTACACGGCGGAAGCCTGGCTTTTGGCTCTGCCCACCATGCCAACGCTCGACCCGGAAGCCCGCCTGGTGGTCGACGATACGGGAACGAACATCTTTTACCCCTCGGGAGTGGGCAACACTTTTTCGCTCACCCCGCAATTGCCAGTCGATTTGATTGCGCCTTTGAAGCTCTGGGAGCGGCAGGCTGGGACCTCAAACTCTGCGGCCGCGATGATTCAGCCCAACGGCGGGCTGCTCAAACAAAATCAGCAGCAGACTTTGGTCGACTGGGAGTGGAAGGCGGATGGGCTCAGGTTTCGCGGCGCCACGCAATCCCAAGACGTCAAGATTCTCTACGAAAAGCATCTGGCGAAGCTGGCTGCCGCAGGCGATCCGGTGCCGATTCGCGGGGTAGTGAATGCGGCAGCGTACTTTGCGGCGCAGATTTTTGCCGAGTCGCGGGGCGGCGCCATCGCGCCCCAAGCCAAGCTGAACGCCACAGAAGAGATTTTCATTTTGAAGCAGCTGTCGGTCAGGCGGCGGCAGAGGAAGCAGGTCCGGCGCAAACCTTACTCAGGCCGCGGCGGGCGGCAGTCCCCCATTCTTTAGCAATTTAGAAATTGAGAAATTAAGGAGAAATTCAATGGCAGCACAAGTACAGATCCAATCGGTCGACGCGGCGGGACAGAATATCTATGTAGTGTTCACCGTCAAACTGTCGGGCAGCTACCCCACGGGCGGCGATCCGCTCAACTTCGCCGGCGGCGGAACTCTGCCAGTCACGCAAGACCCAGCGTTCATCGGCCTGGTGGCGGCGATTGAGAGTTCTTCTCTTTTGCAGATTTCGGTGGAGTCGCAAGGGGGACTTTTGAGCTACCAGTATGCGGCCATCGTCTCCTCGTCGGGGAGTCCGGCGACGATTAATCCGCAGACTGGGGTCAAGTTGAAAATCGGCGCCCTTAACACTTTCGGTACGGAGTTGAGCGCAGGCGCCTACGCCGCGGCCCTGACTGGCGACGTCATCACCGGCTTTGCCGTGTTCACGAAACTCCTCTAAACGAAATCGCGGTTTTGCCTGCCATGCTTTTCCCCGACCTCACCGATTTGGCGATTGACCCCTTCGGCGGCTACACGCCTGCCATTCCCGCGGCGGATTTGCCTCCGGGAGCGGCGGCCGTTGCCCAGGACGTCTTCTTTCCCCAGGGCGCGGTCAGGACGCGGGGCGGCTTGAAGAATCTTTTCCCCGGCGCGCCCATTCCGGCCAACGCGTCAGTCAATGGACTCAAGAGTTATCTCACTCCGACTTTGGCCCAGCGGCTGATGGCGTGGGACTCGGCGGGGAATCTGTACAGGGAAAATCCGCAGGGCACGCTGAACGTTTTGGCGGCGCGGCCGTACACGAACTTGTTTTACCAGTCGACTACGCTTTTCGGGCGGGAGTATCAGGCATTCTTCAACTCGCTTGGCGGGTACGACATTCCCCGGCAGTACGACGACACCAACTGGGATAGAGTGTCGCAAGTCGGGCCGGGAGCGGCGCCGCAGGCGGTCGACATCGTGCAGGCGCTCAATATCGGCGCTGCGCCCAACGGTGCCAACAACACTTACCTAGTCAATATCTCTGGCGTTGGACTCTCGCAGCAAAACAACGTGGTCACGGTGACCTTGACCGCGCCGCCCACTTTGCCCTCGCTGCTTCAGGTAGGCGACTCGATCACCATCCAGGGAGCAGGCATCGCCGGCTACAACGGCACTTGGGTCATCTCCAATATTCTTAAGCCGGATTCCTCCGTCTTCCAGTTCATCTCGACCCAATCCGGCCTGGGCCTTTCAGGCGGCGGCACCATCCTCACCAATATCATCACCATCACCACCGCCGCCGGCTATGGCCTGGCCGACGCTGCCACCTTGGACCCTTACGCTACTGGAGTCAGGACCGCGCTCGTGGCGGGAGTCGGAGTTGGAGGCTTCAACGGCACCTGGGCGATCCGCAACGTGGTTACCAACCTTGGCCCCACCACGCT